AGCCATGCAGGGGAATCGCAATGCCTTCCGGCACGGCATGTACGCCCGTTCCTTCATCGCGAAGATGCGTCCCTGCAAATCGACCTGCGCCCGCTTCCCGTGTGAGCTTGTGGAAGAAGGGCAGACCGAGCCCGGCGAGGACTGTCTCGATAAGGCGGAGGTGCTCCATAACTACCGGGCCGTCCGAAAGGCGATCGAAGATAAGGACACGCTGGAGTTCAACGACCTGGCCGCCCTTCAGATAGCTAACGCCATCAGCGTGGTCAGCATGCTGACGCAAGACCTCATGCGGGACGGGCCCATGGTGAAGCGTGAGAAGCGCGATGGGAAAGGAAACATCATTGTCGAGTTTGTTCCTCACCCCACGCTTGCGTCCCTCCCCAAATTGATCGCGGACCTGGGTCTTACTCCTTCGGAATTTCTCATCACCCCCCGGTCGAAGTCCAGGTCTGACAGCGACAAGGAGGGCGCGCTCACGCTGGCCGACCTCATCACCCGGGCCGGTAAGGCCCTCGGAAAAGAGTAATGGGCTGCGCCACGGCCTTCACTCGTAACGCCGAAGATGATATTGATCCCCTCGAACTGGGGGACTTGGGGAAAGCCATAGTGGTCCCCAGGTCAGAGTTTGAGCCGTGGCTGCAAAAGCACGACTGGACATATCACCAGGTCGCGCGAGGCGACTTCCCGGCCCCCTACGCTTCTCTTGCAGACTTTCAGCTTGCGTGCATCTGCAGCGACCCGTACCTCTGGTGCAGATCGTTTCTCCGCGAGCCGGAGGACGCCGACCACGACACCCCTTACGGCTTCTTTCCCTACCAGATCGAATCTCTCCGCTACGACGGCAGCTGCATCCACAAGGACGCCTCCGAGGTAGGCAAGACGCGGGAGATCGTTGCCTGGGGACTCTGGAAATCCTTTTGCACCCCCAACGGCTCCGGTCTCATAGGCGCTCCGCTCCAGACCCACTTGGAGGAGATCATCGAGGCGATGTACGATCAGATGACCTGGGCGCCTTATCTCAAGACGTCTTTGGTCCGGTGGAGAAAGCACCCTCACCACGCCTTTTACTTCTCGAACCGTTTCAAGATCGACTTTCGCCCTTCCGGCAACGATGGGATCGCCTATCGGGGCGTCCACGCCAGGACCTTCGCCATCAAGGACGAGGCCGCGAAGGACAAGAACAAGCGTCAATGGTCCGAATTCTGGCGGGCCATCAAGCCGGGCTGTTCGGCCCGCATCTATTCGGTCCCGGACGGCGACCGGTCATGCGAGTTCTACAAGCTCGGCGAGCGGGCTGCCGGCAAAACTCAGGAGGTGGAAGATGAATCCCTTTCAGGCGTTTCAGCGCATATTAAGAAACTCAAATTTCGACTTTTTCAATGGCCGAAAAGCAATATGCCGAGTCCTTTCTGGACCCCGGAGCGAAAGAGGTTTTACATCGAGCAATTCGGTGGAGAGGATTCTCCGGAGTACAAGCACAACGTGTTGGGAGTCGACGGCGATCCGGAAGATACTGTCTTCCCGTGGCACCTCTTCCGGCTATGTATAAAAGACATCCCTCAATACCGCTGCCTGAAGATCCTCGCCGACTCGCACAACAATGAGGTAATCGTCAGCGGGTACCGCTGCGAGATCGCGGACGGCGCCGACATTGCGCCAAAGCAGGTGATGATGCTCGACAAGGTTTACCGCAGCTCCGCCTTTTTCGCTCTTGATGACGTAGGCGAGTCGGAATTCAGGCGGCTCATCAGGAGTTTTTTCGTGTATGTCGAGGGGCGGAAAGTCGGAGGGGCCGACCTGGGCTACATGGGCGACCCGACCGAAATAATCATAAAGTCCATCTACGGCAAGCGGGAGCGCACCATCGCCCGGCTGCAGCTGAAGCACGTCACCTATGACCAGCAATGCCAGGCCATAGACGCCCTCGACGACCTGTACGATCCTGAGGACATCTCCTGGGGCACCGACTTCGGCAATGCCGGCTCTGCCGTCGCGCACGACCTTTACGGCCTTCCGCAGTACGCGGACAAGAACTATGAGGACCGGCTGCGCGGATTCATGTTCGGTTCGACGACTGACGACATAGATGAGGAGGGCGAACCTCTTATTGATGCCAAGACCGAAAAACCCATCAAGGTCACGTTCAAGGAACTGGCCACCGATTTCCTGGTAAAGAAGATGCAGCATCAGGAGCTCGAGTACGCTCCGGACCCTGACTTCATCTTTTTCTACCCGAACCACACGTCCCGCCACGGTGAACGCCACCGCATCTTCAAGGAGCGCGACGATCACCTGATCGACGCAGACCGGCTGCAAAAGCTTGCCCAAATCATGGCGATGGAAGGGGAGGACATCTTCGCATGAGCTGGCTTATTCGATTTCTCAGGCTCTTGAAAGCTCGCGATGCGGGTCCGGGCTTTTGGTTCGATGAAGAGGTGGAGATAGACATCAGCAAGCTCGCCATTTCAAGATCGGGCCAGGTTGTACGCGCCGAAAGCATCTTTCCTCTTGATCGTATGGGGGTGACTACCGCGTGAACATCTTTAGCCGTGGTCTACATGCTCTTCGCAAGGCCCTCCCCGTTTTCCCCGGGGACGTCATGCCGGTGATCCCGGCAGGCCGCACTGCTTCCCCAGGCAGGGTGGCAGCTCCGGCCCAATGACGGCCAGGGTCTCCTGACCCCTTATTTTGCCAACTACATAGCCCGGAGGGTCGAACCGTGGTTCTATGAGTTCTTGCGGGAGGCCCTTCCCATCATTGACGCGGCGATCAGGCGGCTCGTCAGCCTCGACGGCCACATCGTCGTCAAAGGGAACAACGACGCGCTCGTCGATGAGATAGAGGAATGGATGAACAACGTCATCGTGAATGACATCCAGAAAGGACTCCAGGCATTTCACCAAAGTTTTACGAACGAAGCCTTCGAGCAGGGGTTCGTCCTCGGAGAGTGGGTCGTCAACGAGGAGCGCACCGACATCACGAGCCTCCGCACCGGCGATTCGAAATTCATCAGGTTCCAGCGGACGCCGACGGGCGTCAACATCTTCCAGCGATCCGATACAGATGTCAGCTTCCGGCAGCTCCGGAGGGAGCAGCTCATCTACTTCTCAATCGACAACGAAAATCAGAACCCCTACGGGTGGCCCCTCTTCCGGTCCTGCGAGTTCGTCGCGAAGATCCTCGCCACCATGCAGAACAGCCTCGCGAACGTCTGGGAGCGTTTCGGGGATCCATCCTTTTCGATCATTTACAAGACCTCGAAAAAAGACGGCATGGACCTGGAAGCCCGCCGCCAAACCCTGCAGAACGACCTCAATACCGCAGTCCGGGCAAAGCGTGAAGGCAAATCTGCCGACTTCGTCCGCGCTATCGACACCGCGTCCGACATCAAGCTCGACATCATCGGCGCCAACGGCCAGATTCTCGAATTCGAAACCCCCTCGCGCCACATCCTGGAGCAGATCATCGCAAAATCCGGCCTGCCGCCCTGGATGCTCGGCATGCACTGGAGCTCCACCCAGGCGTTGGCCGGTGTCGAGGTAGAGGTTCTCATGGCCGACATCGCCACCCGCCAGGCCGCGAAGATGCCGTCTTTTTACAATCTCATCCGGCAGCTGCTTCTGCTCCGCGGCCGCACCTGGAAGAAAGGCGACTGGTGGCTGGAGTGGGCGCAGGTCAACCTCCGCGACATAGTGAAACAGGCCCAGGCGCGCTTCATGAACGCCCAGGCCGATATGTATTATCTCCAGAACGCGGCGGCTGCTGGCATCACGCTGACGAGGGAAGACCTCTCCATCGGCAAGAAATCGCCGGACCAGCTCACGGTTCATAGCGAGAAGATAGCCTTGCCACATCATCACCACAGCGAAAAAGAAGTTCACCGCCCCACTGCCTGGCCCGCCCTCGACAAGATCGAGGACGCTTACCATGACCGCCTGAAAGCCGATTGGTCCGACCTCCGCAAGAAAGTCCTCGCGATCCTCGAGCTTCCCCACCGATCGACAAAGCAGGACGACGACGTGTTCTCTTATACTGCCGAGCAGCGCGCCGCGATAATGAAGGCCATGAAAGACCTCATCGGCGTCTATGACATCGACGACCCCGACTCTCCCATCCGGAAGTATTACGGCCAGGCATATTCGCTCGGCCTCGTATAGGCGGCGTCTATGATAGGACAGGACCGTCCCGTTCTCGACATCGTGAAGAATTCGGAAGTTTACGACAAGCTGTGCAAGACGGGGTTCACTTTCGTCAAAAACGACGCGACGAAGGCCATCGTCTACAAGATTCTTCCCGAGATGGAAGGCCAGGCCCTCGCGGGCGCAAATCCCCGGCACGTCGCTACACGGCTTGAATCTCTTTTCGACAATGCCAACTCCGATTGGGAGCGCCTCGCCCGCACCGAGATGACTTCGGCTGCGGAAGGCGCCAAGCTCGATGAATGGGGCGCGGAGGGAACCAAAAAG